GGAAGGAATCAAGCACGCGAAGATCCGAGAGTACGTCGCGCTCGCTGTCGCGAAGAAGCTCGACCTCCCGTTGCCCGCTTGGATTCGGGTCAAGGCCGACTACTTCACGGCGAACAACGACCAGCCCGTCGGCGAGGTGGAGAAGTGAACTCACCGAGTTGCAACGGTTGCCGACACGGAGTGACCACCGGGCACAGCTGCGGGAAGTATGACGTCCCACCGAGGGCGGTCGCGAGCAACGTCGACCACCCGGCACACTACGGAGGCGACCAGCCATACGAAGCAATCAAGGTCATGGAGGCGTGGGCCGAGAAGTGGGCACAAGAGGGCGTGCCGCCTTCCGCAGTTATCAATCTGACACAGGTGTTGAAGTACACGAACCGGCACTCAGTCAAAGGCAGGCCGCTGGAGGACTTGAGGAAAGCTCGGTGGTATCTCGACCGGGTGATTGACGCAGCTGCACGGTGAGCAAGCAAGGCGAACTCTTCGACCTCGCGGAAGGCGTAGCTCGTAAGGAAGCTGGACTCGACCAGGTGGAGGAGACCGACGCGAGAGGGCTGCGGTGGATCGACCGAGCCCGAACCGAAGCGTGCCGAGTCGCAGCTGCGAACCCAGCCCGCACCGCTACCTCTGACGACATTCGTCGTTGGGCCGCGGCAACCGACGACCACCCTCACCACCCGAACGCATGGGGTTCGATCTTCCGTGGGAAGAACTGGGTCAACGCAGGGCTCACGCGCTCCAAGCTTGCGACCAATCACGGCAGGCGTATCTTTGTCTGGAGGCTCGCGTGAACGACAACGAAGGCAACCTCTATTGCAACTGCTCACAGTGCAAGGTCGAGCTTCTCTCCAAGGGTGAAGACGGCAGGGCCGTTCCGCTGGCTGGTCGGATCAAAGGGCGGCCCTTCTGTTCGCCGTGCTTGGCGATCAGTTCCTCTGGCGTCTCCGGTGTCAGCGGTGGACGTGGCGCGGGCGGCGACCCTTCGCCGTGGCAAGAGAACGCGGTTCGTTCAATGGAGGGCAATTGACCTGCCACGCTCTCGGCGGTGCTGACCACCGTTGCGAAGGCAAGGCAGTCAAGGTGCTCGTCTACTTCGACAAGCACGGCGAGTATGCGAAGAAGGGTAAGACGTCGGTCGCGTTCGACCGCTACAGTTGGTGCCCGAAGGCAATCAACCTCGCACGCCGACAAGGCGCAACGGTTGAAGAGGAGGACAACTCGTGAGCCAGTCAGAGCTTACGCACCTTGAGATCCAGAAGGCAGGCCGCGAGCTACTCGCCAGGCTCGGCGACACGGTCCTGCTCGGAGGCCCGTTCCCATACGCCGAGCTCGCGCTCCTAGAGAAGCTCGCCCTTCAAACGACTGGCGACGACCTATGCCTGCAAGAGTCGCTCACCGCGAAGCGCGAACTCACCACGCTCAAGGCCGCGCTCAGAGACTTGTTCGCCAGACTCGACAGAGGGCTGAGGGCCTTCGAACAACTGCGTACGGTCCGGGAGTTGGTCGAATGAGCGCCGCGACACCGGGCGAGGTCATGTTCGAAGAGTGGCAAGAGCGCACGGCAATCATTGCGGCTGACGGCGTCCCGCTCCTCACAGCGGAGAAGCTTGCAAGCCACCAAATCTTCAGGACCACCGACGTGCCCCGTTGGATCAGGGCAATGGAGAAGGCCAGCGGCTTGCCCGAGTGAGCGTCGCTTGCCACCCTGGACGTGCCTGCCGAGCGTGCGCTCGGGGCGACAACGTCAGTCGGCACCGCACTCAATGAACCCATAGCCCCCTCAACGGCCAAGGGAAACAAGGCCGTTCGGTGCCGGCTGGCTCACCCGCTCAGCGCCACCGCTTGCGCGAATTTGTTCGTGCGCTGTCAAACCCTTATGCCGTAAGGTGTTGAGCCTGGCTACGTCGCCGCTCATGCCTGCTGCTGTTCGCAGCTGCTCACTGCTGTCGCGTTCGTCCGGTTCGGGGGGAACGTGGCGTCGCATGTCTTTTGATACCTTGCGCTTGTGAGAAACCGGTGAGCGAGAGTCCAAGCACAGTCGAACCGTGGGAGCGCCAACCTGGCGAGACTGCCAAGAACTTCCAGGCGTTCAGCCTCTATATGGACATGCGGCCCCACGAGCGGGGCGTTCGCAAAGTGCAGTCGAAGCTCGGCCTGAGATCCTGTCGTCACCTCTTCAAGTGGAGCGCTCAGTTCGAATGGGTGAAGCGGTCGGCGCTATGGGACGACGAGCAGTCCCGAATCAGAATCCTCGCGGCGAACGACAAGGCGCGGCTCATGGCCGAGCGTCACTACAACCTCGCCGACCACATGCAGGCCGTCGTCGGTGTCCAGCTGGAGCAGCTGTCGCGCAAGGCGAAGGACGCGAGAGCGAAGGGTGAAGCGTTCGACTACCTCGACGCGCCCAATATGGTCCGGTGGATCAAGGCGCTCGTCGACGTCCAGCGGATAAGCATTGGCGAACCGATCGTGCTTCCTGTCGAGGCCGACTTGCTCAGGCAACAAGGGTGGTCGCCGCTCGACCAATGGCGTCAGCGCTACGTTCGACCTCCCGGTGAGTTCAGTCCTCACCGGCTCCAGCGCGAAGCGATCAACAGCCCGGCCCGCTTCTTGGCAATCGTTGCTGGCGTCCAGTCAGGCAAGACAACCGGCGGGGCAATCCGGTTCGTCAACAAGCTCGCGACCGAGATACCCGAGCTTGAAACCAAGGGCGAGGTCGGCCTCTGGTGGCTCGTCGCACCGAACTCGGTCATTGGCCGTGTCATGCAGCAAGCCTTTGAGTCGCATATCAACGCGCTCGGGCTGCTCGACAAGACGTCTGGGTCCGAGTCCAACCGGGTCTGGAAGCTCAAGGGCGGGCACCGCGTCGAGTTCCGTTCTGCGCAGACGCCGACGAGCCTGGTCGCCGCACCGGTCAATGGGATCTGGCTTGACGAGTTCACGCTTGTTGACCAACGCACCTGGACCGTGTCGCTGCGTCAGCGCCTCGCAAAGACGGGCGGCTGGGCAATCTTCACGGGCACGCCTCGTGGTAGGAACTGGGCCTACGAGGAAATCTGGCGGCGCGGCCAGAAGGACGACGACCTATACGACGAGCAGTTTGCCTGCTTCACGTGGCACTCGAGCGAGAACCCTGCGATCAGCGCGGACGAGATTGAGTCGGCGCGAAGCCAACTCCCCGAGGCTTACTTCCGACGCGAGTGGGAAGCGTCGTGGGAAGCCTTCCACGGACAAATCTATGAGCACTACCAGCGCACGCTTCACGTCCGAGCCGGTGTCACGAAGCTCGGTTGTCCTGACGGCACGGTCTACAGGATCGGCATTGACTGGGGCCACGCGAAGCCGGGTGCGGCAGTTGTCCTGCGCTGGCTTCCAACCGGCGAGTGGCACGTGGTCGAGGAGGTCCACGTCGCGGGCAAGCTCCCGGCTTGGTGGCACGAGAAGATCGTTGAGCTTTGGCGTCGCTGGAAGGTAGAGAAAATCTATTGCGACCCTGCCGAGCCTGGGCGGATCGCAACGCTGGTCGAGGACGGGCTCCCAGCCGTGAAGGCGAACAACTCGGTGCACGACGGGATCAGAACGATTGCCGCGCTGTTCAAACAGAACCGCTTCCTCATTGACGAGGACTGCCAGGTTGTCGCCAATCAGTTCGGCGAGTACCACTGGAAGCAAGACAACAAAGGCAACCGGCGCGAGTTCCCCGAGAAGGGTAACGACCACGCGATTGACGCGACACGCTACGGCGTCCATTCGACTATGACGGAACCAAGGCCAGGGGAGAGATCAACATGGGGCAGCAAGGGCAGATAAAACTCGTGAGCTTACTCACGGCACCACGAGGAGAGTCGGCCTTCCGCGTGCCGCTCCCGTGTCTCGCCGAGGAGTGTGAAGGTTCGCTCGCGGGTGTCCTCGGCGGAACCTTCTGGTGCTGCTCGTGCGGCGCGAAGCACCGGGTGGTGAACGCGTGAGCGAGCCCGACCTTTCCCATATCACTCCCGACCTCCAGTCGCTCGCGTGTCTTGTGACCGACGTCGTGAAGGACCCGTCGAACCTTCGGGTCCACGGGGCCAAGTCAATCGAGAGCGTGCGGGGCTCCCTCGCGAAGTTCACGCAGCGCAAACCGATCGTCGTGAACAGGCGCACGAAGGTCGTGGAGGCTGGCAACGGAACGCTTGAGGCGACCGTCGCGAACGGGCACGAGCACATTGCGGTCGTCTGGGTTGACGACGACCCGCTGACAGCGACAGCGTTCGCGATCGCCGACAACCGGACAGCTGAGCTTTCGTCGTGGGACGCGCCGGCGCTCAAGCTCCAGGTCGAAGCGCTCGGCGACTACGAGGTCCCGGGTGTTGACCTCGACTGGCTCAACGAGCTTGACCCGCCCGAGCCCGACGACGCGACAGCTGCTCAGGCCGACGAAGACGAGGACGCGGACACTGGACCGCAGCTTGGGGATATGCAGTTCCGGCTCATGGTCGAGTGCGGCGACGAGTTCAAGCAGGCCGAACTCCTCGCACGCCTTGAGGAAGAGGGGTTCACGTGCCAAGCGTTAATGTCGTAGTCGAGACAGCGATCTCTCGCACGCCGCGAGCCCGCCAGCTGGAGGGCATGTTCGACGTTCCGCCTACCGAGGTCACGCGCCTTGAGTGGGACGTGACCCTTCCCTACGAGGACAAGCCGTGGCAGGTCGGCCTTATCGTTGGCGCGTCAGGCGCGGGCAAGACAACGATTGCCCGCAAGCTGTTCGGCGACCTCGTTGACGCGGAGCTCACGTGGGACAAGGCGTCGGTGATCGACGACTTCGCCGACGGGCTGTCCATGCGAGAGATCAGTGCCGTGTGCCAGGCGGTCGGGTTCAACACGGTCCCGGCCTGGCTGCGGCCCTACCGAGTCCTGAGCAACGGCGAACAGTTCCGGGTCGAGCTTGCGAGGCGACTCCTCGAGGGAGGCGACCTCGTCGTGGTGGACGAGTTCACCTCAGTCGTAGACAGGCAGGTCGCGAAGATTGGTAGTCACGCGGTTCAGAAGCACGTCAGGAAGGGCAACGGGAAGTTCGTCGGTGTCACGTGCCACCGCGACGTGATCGACTGGCTACAGCCCGACTGGACCTTCGACCCGTCAACGCGTGAATTCGCATGGAGGTCGGTTCGGCCCCGCCCCAAACTCGACATTGAAATCCGACCCGTCCCCTATTCGACGTGGCGCGTGTTCGCTCCATTCCACTATCTGACGGCGTCGCTCCACCGCTCGGCAAGGTGCTGGGGCCTCTACTGCAACGGACGACTCGCGAGCTTCGCGGGGATTCTCTATCGCATGCACCCGAAGACGAGGAACCTGTGGGGCTGCTCGCGGCTCGTGACGCTCCCTGACTTCCAAGGGCTCGGGCTCGCGTTCGCTTTGATCGACACGGTCGGAGCGATCTACAAAGCCGACGGCAAGCGGCTGCATACTTACCCTGCTCACCCAGCCCTGATCCACGCGTTCGACCGCTCACGCGTTTGGCAACTGCGGTCGAAGCCCGCGACGTGGCAACCGCTTAACAAGAAGTCCAAGGCGAGCGCGACCAAGAACTTCAAGCGTGCCTTCAAGTGGGGAGACAACATGGGCACGCGACCGAACGCGGTCTTCCGCTACGTCGGCAAGCCGGCTGACAAGCAAGACAGCGAACGCGTCATGGCCTACTGGAAGAAGAAATGACTGCCGGTCGGCAGCGCCAGCTGTTCGCGGCCCTTGTCTCGTGCGAGACGTGCGGGTGGTCGTGGCGTGAGGGCGAGGCCGCGCCTCAAGAGCACCAAAATCACGCGCAGAAGCCCGCACGCGTAGTCACTCGGGGGTCGATAAACGGGGCCCCCGTCACGCCTGTCCCGCTCAAGAAATGGAGGTGCTCGCGGTGCTGGTCGAAGTTCAAGAGCCCAAGGGCCGAGCTTTACCCGGTTTGCCAAGCGTGCGTCGACGGCGAGCGCAGCCTGTTCGGCGAGGGCTCCATGATCCCGAAGGACGCTCACCCGATTGGGAACCCGCGCCGCCTGTTCGCTCAGGGCAAGCGCGGCGCCATGCGTAGGGACCGCGCCAAGCGGGGCAAGCGTAGGGTCCTGTGAGCCGGGTCAACGTGGGGCGCACCTTCGCCGACAAAGACAAGCCCTCGCGCTGGTACGTCGTGCTCAAGGTTGACCACGTCTACGCGCTGGTTTGGTGGGAGGGCGGCGAGCCTCACGCAGTCCCGGTCTCCGAAATGAAGCGCAGGAAGATCAAGCTCGACAGCTTCGACTTCCCTATGTCGCAACTGCTCCACCGTTGGGGAATCACCGCTCGGCAGCTTGACGAGTTCTTGGAGTCGGGCATGTATCGTCACGAGCCCGACGTCTCGCACGTCCGCAGTACCAGGAAGCCAACGAACGGCAGGACGACTCACCACCTCAAACACCGACACAAGAACTTCAAGCGGACTTGACGTAGGCGGTTGCCATGATAGCTCCAGCCAGAGGAGGCCCTCATGAACACGCCGGACAAGCTGAAGCCGCCGCCGCTGTCGTTCCCATGCAAGGTGAAGGAAGAGACAGAGAAGGCTGGGCTGGTCGCGCCGCGAGAGCTTCCCTTGTCCTTGCCTGTGCCTCGGTCCGAACGTGCGGTTGACTGGCGGTCGCTATGATCGTCCCAATGAGGGGTGAAGCTTCGTTCCGACGCGGCGCGGTGTTCGTGGTCGAGCGCCTCTACTGGCGCGGCCGCCCGCTCCCGGTTGGCGTCCTCAAGCTGCGGTGGCTGTTACCAGCTTCACGCGTCGGCTACGACTACCCGGGTCGCCAGCTGCCAGACGTGCTCGATCGTCCAGGCGAGCGACGCGTCGCGTGAAGCCAAAGCTCAAGCTCGTGCGCAGGACCAGCGAGGTCAGGGAGAACAGAACCGTCTGGATCGAGTTGGTCAAGAGCGGCAAGACTTACTTCGAACGCGTCATGAGGCAAGACGGGTCGGAGGTCTCGTGGCGCAAGACCTCCAAGTGACACCGGGTGACATGGCGGCTACCGCTCTCTCGGTCCTCGTGATTGCCTTCTCCTGTCGGGTAGCTTCGCGGCTTCACGCGAAGGCCGCGGAGCAACGTCACGTCGACAAGGCGGTGGCGTCGGCGAGGGCGAACAACACGATCACGCTCACGTGCGGTAGCGAGATCCGCGTGGTCGCAAAGAAGATCCCGTCAGGGTTCCCAGCTGCTTGCGACGTTTGCCAGTCGTGCGCCGAGGTCGAGGTCAACGAGACGACAATGCTCTACCTCTGCCCCGGCTGCTTCGTCCAGGTCGCAGCCCGGTTCGTACGCCGAGCCTACAGAGCGAAGCGCTCACGCGTGTAGCGCGTCGTCCTCCGGGACTAGCGCCTCGTCACTCGGCGGCGGCGGTGAAGCTGGCGCGCACTCAAGGTCTTCCTCGGTGTAAGCCTGCTGTGCCATGCGGGTGCGCTTCGCGATCTTGAAGAACGCGGAGTCGGTGTCGGTGACAGGCTTCTCGACGTTGCCTCGCAGCTGCCGCAGCGTTGCCCTGACTTTCTCGCGAACAGATTCCAGCGCCGGGTCAAACGTCCTGGTCGGTCTCGGCTTCGGCTTTGGTGCGAGCATGCCTGCCTCTTATTGCTTTGTTGGACGACGACCCTTGATCCGTGACGCGTGCAGCTTGACCTGCTCTCTCAGCGATCGTAGTTCCGAATCGCTTCTGGTGCCATGTTCCCGAAGCGCTGACTGTCGCTTGAGGACGACAACCGGTTGCAGTTCTCGGGGGCGCTTCTGCCGAGACGAGGCATAACCCAAGACGAGACAGCTATTCACCGCGAGGAACAGCGCCAACCAGAAGGTCAAGACGGGTCTCCCTTGAGCACCTTAAGCAACTCGTCCATGACTTGCTTTTGCTCGTTGCGCTCGTGACTTAGTGCGGCGCGCATTTCCTGGCGAATGTCGTCCTCGCGGGTTTGCCCCGACTTGACTAGCTCGGCGATCCTGCCCGGCTTGCGCTCCGGTTCCTTCGGGTCGCCCTCGTAGAACGTTCTCAGTTCCCGGTTCTGACGCCACAGCATGTAGACGGCGAGGCCCAGGATTACAGCCATTGGCCCAGACGCGACCAGTGACTTCACAGCTTCGTCAAATAGATCCACGGTCGCCTCTTGGTGTGTACTTGTTCCCCGACTCCTCCTCAGAGTAAGGTGCAGCCGGGAGGATCTCCAATGTCCGAGTTCAACGACAAGGTCGAGCAAGCGATAGCAAAGACGGCAGACGCCCTCGCTGACGGGTTTGACGCAAGCGACGTCTCTGTCCTGGTCCGGGAGGCGGTCGAGGTCGCAGAGGGCTTGGACAGCCTGGACGGCCCAGCCAAGCGGAAGCTCGCAATCGAGTTTGCTGGCACACTGGTCGATAAGTTCTTCACCGAGGCCACGCCGCAGATTGAGCAGCTGGTCAAGGACGTCGATTGGCCGTTCCTCACGGACGGCATGGAGGCGGCGCTCGTCGATCCAATCGTCAAGAAGTTCGCCGTGCCCTATGCGCGTGACCTGCTCAAGCTCGCGATCCCGAGCATGGTTGACCTCGTCGTGGACGCGTCGAAGGGCTTCGTCAACGTGAACGTGTCAGACGACGCGTGACGCACGGCGTCAGGACGCGTGAGGTTGCTCATACGGAGACCTGTGATATGGGTGCCGACTGCGGTTGCAGCGCTGGTGATCAGGACACGGTCGAGGTTGCCTCGCGACCATGGGACCACGACCCAGTGGTTTGATACCGTGTTGCCTCAACCAGAGGAACACCAATGAGCAAACTCCACCGACTCGCAATGCTGAGCGCCTTCCTGCTGCTCGGCACACCGGGCTGCAAGCACAACCTTCAGCGACCCTACGTCGACGCCATGATCAAAACCGAGTTGGTGATCCGCGACGACATTGAGGCCGGGGACTACAAGCCCGAGGCGGGCTCCCTCACGGTGCTGGACGAGTGGAAGAAGGCGAACGCGAACGCTGACGCCGCGCTCAAGGCCAAGGGGAAGTAGCCATGAACCTCCAACCGAACGACGACCGAGTACTTGTGCGGCCCTGGAAAGAGGACAAGCTCAACGGTCTTCACCTCCCGACCGAGCGCAAGAAGGAAGCGATCTCAATGGGGCAGGTTATCGCCTGCGGCCCTGGGCTCAGACGCGAGGGCGAGTTGCTCCCCATGCGCTGCAAGGTCGGCGACACGATCCTCTACGACACCCGCGCCGGTCTCGAGCTCCGCGCCGACAGCAAGGTGCTTCTCTTCCTTCACGACAGTCAAGTCGTCGCGTTCGTCCGAGCCGAGGAGTCCGAGCCGGCGCTCCCCGAGAAGGTCGCGGTGGAAGCGTGAGCGACCCAATCAAGGCGTTCGCCGACGCGCTCCCGAGCGAGGACGAGTTCCTCAAGCTCTGGAGCGAGAAGGCAAAGGAGAACGGGGCCGACGTTACGAAGCTCCTCAAGTCCCAGGCTGACGGGCTCATTGCGACGAGCAAGCAGTTCGTCAGCGCGTTCAACGGGACCGAGCGCGACCAGCGACGGCTTGACGCCATGCTCGCTCTCGGCAAGTTCAACGCCGAGTGCGAAGCGTTCATGGAGCTTGACGCCTGGTCGAAGGCGTTGCTTGCCACCCTTCAGGAGATTGGCAAGGTGGTCCTCGACGTCGGCGTGAAGGCCATTGTCGCGAGCCTCGCCGCGTCGCTTAAGGGCGGGCTCGGGTAGTCGCGAGTCGTCGTAGCTTGACTCACGAACTCGGTGACGTAGGCTGAACCTTCCAACCGAACCCAGGAGGAACCCATGGCACTCGACGGAACGATCACGAAGGTCAGCGCACAAGACATTGCCGACCGCGAGCACCTGACCCTCGACCTTCAGGGTCCAAGCAGCTACGCCAACGGCGGCGAAGCAATCCTCCCGAGCGCGTTCCCATTCCGCACTGGCGGGCTGTTGATCGACACGGCTGAGGGCAAGGACGACGACACGACAGCGCAGGCGAAGTACGACCCGACTGCGGGGACGCTCAACTTCTTCGCAGTCGGCGGGGCCGAGGAAGCCAACCTCGCGGACCTCAGCGCGAACAGCTACCGACTGACTGTCGTCGGTCGCTAACAAACACTCTCCCCCGAGTACTACGGCACGGCCCCCGCTCAACGAGTTTGAGTGGAGGCCGTCGCTGTTTGATAACGTGACAGCTGGAGGCACCCATGCCGAAGGACGTAACGGCAACCCTGATTCAAAACGGGGTTGACCCAGAGCAGGCCGAACTGATCGCTGAGGCCATAGTGCTTTCGCGTCAGAAGCGCGGAGGGGTCCTGTTCGAAGACGCGGCGCTCAGGACCGTGCGCCGCTCCTTCTTCGCGGGGCGTCGTGGTGACGACCAGTACCGCGAGTTCCAAAGCCTTGTCACTTCGGAACTCAAGTCGCTCACGCCTGGCGAGCTTGCCTTCGGCGACATACCAGACGCGGCACGTGAACAGTATTCGGCGTTCTGCTGGAATATGTACAAGGGCCGACAGGAGCGATACCTCGACCGGCACGAGGACGAGGACCCAGCCGAGTTCCTCAACCGCCCGCAAAAGCGAACGCTCAACGTCACCAAAATGGTGATCAACATTCTCTCGCAGCTGTACCACTCGTCCCCGATCCGCGACCACAAAGAGGAGGAGGTGGACCCCGGTGACGCCGAGACCGTTAAGGACAACGCGGCAAAGAACCACCTCGACGACCGGCTTGACGAAATCTGGTCTGGCGAATTGTTCAACCGGTCCATGCTTGAGATCGACCGGCTGTGCCGACTGCTCGGGACCGTCGCGGTGCGGCCTATGTACGACACCGAGCAGCCCGGGTCGATCCGGCTCTGGCTATTCATGAGCCACCAACTGCGAGTGATCCCAGACCCGGTCGCGCCTTGGAAGCCAGCGGTTGTGATTGAGCGGGCTCACCCGTTCGGTCGCCAGAAGTCGGTGACGATTTGGACGAAGGACTTCTTCGTTGACCTTCGCCGCGACAACCAGGTGACGGTGGAGCCGCACGGGCTTGGCAGGATTCCTCACGTGTTCTGCCGCGACGAGCTTTCTTACACCTCGTTCTTCGTCGAGGGGCGCGGCCGCGTTCTCTGCAACCCCAACGCAATCCTGAACAACGACCTCTCCGACTTGGAAGAGGTCAAGCAAATGCAAGGGTTCTCCCTGCTTGAGCTAACGAACCCGGTCGAGGACACGCAGCGAATCGGTCCACGCGAGGCGGTCACGTTCCGACCGACCGACAACACGACACCGTTCGGTGCAAAGTTCGTTGCGCCCAACGCGCCGCTCGCGGAGCTCCGCGCCGACTGCTCAGAACAGATCGACCAAATCCTTGAGGTCAACGGCGTCCCGGCCGCAGCTGTCGGCGCGGACATTAACCGGCGCTCGCTGTCGGGCGCGGCTATCCGTGCGGGTATGCAGCCGATCATTGCGGACAACAAGAAGCGCGAGTCTCTCTTCAAGCCGCTTGAGCACGACCTTGCCGACTCAATGCTGCGTATGGTCCGTCGTCACGAGCCGACCTTTGCCTACGACCCAGACACGCAGCGCCCCGAGTTCACGATCTTCTACCAGACCCTAGAGTTCCCAGCCGACACCCGCGACAAGGTCGTGAAGGACGACTTCGACATTGCCCAGGGGATCAACACGCCAGCCGGTATCCTGCGACGCGACGAGCCCGAGAAGTTCCCCACGCACGAGGAGGCCGTTCTTCAGTGGCAGAAGAACCTCGCCGAGCTTCGGACGGCTGGCTTCAGTCCTGGCGACGACGAGCAGGACCCGAACCTCCGCGCAAGCTTCGGTGGCTTCCAACCGACGGTTGAAGGTCGCGAACCGCAGGAGGAGTACACGTCCAGGGAACTCATTGAGGACCTCGACGTCTTCTCAAACAAGGAGACGGCCCGGGTTCAGGCGAGCGGACTGTAGGGCGTGGCTACCGACCCCGTCAGCTACATGGACGCGGCAGACGACTTCCTCAGCAAAATGGAAGCGTCGAAGCTCGTGGCGAAGGCCGAACTTGAGACGGTCCGAAAGGGTCTCGTTCGCGACATTAAACGCGAGGCGAAGGACACAGTGAAGTCGCTTCAGACAACGCGTATCGGTGCGGCAAAGGTCTTGATTCCGAACGCTTCGAACCTCAAGAAGATTGGGCTCTCGTCGGAGAGGGTCCGATCGAAAATGCAATCCTTCCGACTCAACTACCTCAACCGAGACCAGGTGACTGCGCTGACCGACGCGGGCACTATGCCCGAGGACACGTCGAAGTTCATTCGCCACTCGCGCCGGCTGGCACGGCACGCTCGCGAGTTCCTCACCAAGATCAAAGAGGAGTCCCCCGAGCTACAGGAAGAAATCGACGCGACCCTTCTTCAAATGGAGGACAACGATATGGACCTCCTGAAGCTGGAGGTCAAGTCCATGACGCGCATGAAGGAGACCATGCTTCGCGCAGTCAACGGCCAGAAGGAGCGCGGGCAAGTGCTCAAGGAGATTGAGGACTGGGACTTGAACAAGCAGCTGTTCAACCTCTCGATCCTCGAGCACCCAGACGCCGTCGTCAGGAACCTCTTCGCGAACGCGTCGACCCGGCAGGGCTCAGCGACCGCTACCAAGACCAGCGAGATCCCGAAGCGGTCGCACGTCTTTGTCGGGCTCCCGCCGCAGGCCGCGGCGAAGCTCAAGCCGAACAGCAGGACCGCCGACTTCTCCTGGCGACTGTTCGATCAGAAGACGCTGAACGAGAAGTTCAAGAACCTCCCAAGCAAGCAGGGAAGCCCTTCGTCGTGGCGTGGGCTCGGGCTGGACTACAACACGAAGGAGTTCTACTTGCCGGTGCCTCCGAGCATGGTCACAGGGCTCACGCCCCTCGTGACGGCGCGTCGGGCACAAACGCTTGGCGCTGGCGCAGCGGCCAGAGCAGCCGTTATGCCGCCAGACCGAATCAAGGGCGACGACCAGCTGAACCCGGTAAGCGGCGCGGCTGGGGACTCGGCTGGCGTATGGCTTGCCCGAGAGCTTCCAGAGCAGAAGGGTTTTCTCGCGAAGGCAAACGACAAAGAGATTGAGTCGATCCTCGACTACAAGGCGGGCGACGCCCTTGAGATCAACGACCTCCTCCGTGCCGACCGTGCCGACCTGCTCGGCAAGCGGAAGCAGGGAATGGTCGAGTCGCTCGACGGACTCCTCGACAAGACGGCAACGTCGAAGGACCTGGTTGTCTACCGGCAGAGCACTCACCCGGCGTTCAAGAAGCTCAAGGCCGACGACACGTTCAACGAGAAGGGCTATAGCAGTACCAGCCTCATTCGGGACCACAAGAAGTTCGGCGAGGCGGCAGAGGAAATCTTTGACGCGAAGGCCGTCCAGCTGGTGATCAATGTGCCGAAGGGTTCGAAGGGTGCTTACCTTGACTTCGTCGAGGAAGCGTCCAACCGCGAGGACGCTGAGTTCCTTCTTCCGCGTGGCGTGAAATACACAGTCACGAAGGTCGAGCAGCGAAACGACCGCAAGCAGGTGTTCGTTGACATTGAGCCCCTCGACACTTCTGAAAGGTAGGCATGACCGCCGACAAGACTCTCTACGAGTTCCAACTCTACGACGTCAACGGCGAGCTACTCGCTCGCTCAGCGTGCGTCCCGCCCTTTGAGAGAGCGCCCGAGGTGGCGATCAAGGGCACCAAGTACTTTGTCCTCATGGAGGATATGACCTACCAGGAAGCGGTCGGCGTTCACTGGCTCTAGGGACTCGGTTTGAGTCACACGCTCGCGCTCACGATTCCGCAGGGTAGACTGCCAAGGGAGATTCGCTCATGACTACACGTTGGAGAACGAGCCGTTGGCTTCCGGGGCGTGGCGTATGCGGCGGGTCCGGTGGCGGGCCTGGCGCCGCCGCGCCTACACCAATCCCGTTGACCGTTGACCTGATTAAGATCACGGCGTCACCGCTTGAGCTCGGCGCTGAGCTACCCGCGACGTTGACCTTCAACACGACGAAGGCAGGCGAAGACGGTCCGTTCGTGTCGCGCACGGTTCAGGACGACGACGGCAACGCGGCTGTCGATATCCTGGGAGACGCGGACCCGGTCCCGACCGGCGGAATGGGCTTTGTCTACACCAAGACGTTGATCGGCGAAACCGTTGACTTCACCTACACGGCTGACGACGGGACCGACGTGGCGCAGGACGTCGAGACCTACACATGGCTCCCCAAGGTCTACGCGGGCGTCGCGCCAATCCCCGGCGCGGTCGACGAGGTCTTCATTGAGGCGCTGCTCGAGAACGAGCTACGCGCCGACAAAGGCATTGCTCGCACCGGGCTCGCGTGGACGATCGGCGAGTATATCTGGGTCGCGTTCCCGCAGGCGTTCAATCCAACCAGCGTGCTCGACTTCCTCGTGCAGATCGGCGGCGCCGGTTTCCCCGGTGGCTTCGTTCTCGACACGGCTGGTATCTCGGTGACGCCGAACACGCCGAACGGAGTCGCTGCCCTCTACGACGTTTGGCGCAGCACCGGTTCGGGCAACGGCTTCGCGGTTGACCTTACCGTGAGCCCATAGGAGCAGCATGGCTAATTCAACCCCGTTCGATACCAAAGGCTTTGGTGCTGGCGACACGTTCAACAGTGCCCCGCTCGCGTCCGGGTCGAGCACCCCGACCGTGCGGAGCATTGACGTCAAAGGCGGCACGAAACAGGTCTTCGACATTGCAGCCCGCGACGCGATACCAGGCGCGGCACTTGCCCGCGACGACGCAGACCAAATGCGGCAGGAGGGAATGCTCTGCTTTGTCCAAGCCGACCAGACCACGTATCGCCTTGAAGGTGGGATCGCAAACGGCAACTGGGTCGCGTTCGGCGCGGGCGGCGGCGGGTCGGGCACGACGCTCGACATTGACGACCGCGTGAACCAGTCCGGTGGAGCTCTAGCCATCGGCGAGATCCTCGCGCCGCACCCGACGATCCCCAGGGCATACGTCAAGGCAGACATCTCCGACCCCGCCCTGGGCGCGTCTCGCCCCATCGCTGTCTCAACCGCTGCGCCAGTAGCGACTGACCCCGCACCCTCGCGGATCGCTGGCGAGGTGTCCGTGCTCCTCGTGCCCGGCCTCCTCGGGATCGGCGTGCCGGTCGCGCTCACTGACGAGGTGATCGTCTCGACGACGGCCGGCCGTGGCACTCTGTCGAAGAACGGACCCGGCGAGCTCGGCCAGCCGACGGCCGGCCAGGCACTCAACAAGGTCGGCACCATCGTCAGCCTTCTCACATACGACGGAGCTGGCGACGACCTCGTGCTGGTCCAGCTCGACATGAGCCCGCGAAGGATTCAGAGCTAATGGCCACCACTACATTCACGCTTTCTAACGGCGGCAAGATCCAGGCCCAAGAGCCCGGCACGGTCTGGCAAGGTCTCGCCCTTGTCGAGACCTCAAGCGTAGAGGTCGGCGACTCTATCAGCGTCGGCTGCGGCTTCGCTGTCATGGACGTCGTCAGCAAAGTAACGGAATAGGAGAGCCGCATGCCCGGTCCCAATTTACTCGTCGCCGATCAAGGCCCGCTCGGCGCAGGCGTAGCCTCTGTCCATGAGTTGCAAGGCGGGCGGTTCGCTCGGCAAATCGGGAACTCAGACGCAGACATGCGTGCTGTCGCTGCCGTGACTGCCGGTGCGGCGAACGCGTTCATGTGGAACACAGTCACCTGGTTTCTAGGCAAACAGTATTGGCTAGGCGGGGCCTCGGTGGGGCCGCGCATGTGGCTCAAGGTTCATAATCCGGCAACCGACACCTGGGATACCGTCTTGGAGAAAATCTCCAACTGGGTGATTGGTGGACTGATTGTCGTTCAGACTTCCTCTGGACCAGCGCTCGTGATCGTTGCCGGTGACTCTGCCACCATGGGGTTCGTTCGCACGTTCGACGGGGTGACATTCACGGCGACCGTCTACGGCGGCAACAAGACAAGCTCAACCAGCCGCCCTGGGAACATTATCGCGCACGGCGGGCTCGTGTTTGTTCATAACCCAGGCTCGCCAACTACAGCGGGCAACCGCCAGACCTTCGATCCCGTATCGCTCTCGATTGGGCAGTTCGCTGTCTCAGGAACCGCTGGCGGTTTCGTGAACATGACCGGCTCGTTCTTCAAGTTCGACGGTCGCTTTTGGCATATCTGCGGGTCGGGCTCTTCGCCGGGCAGCGCCGCGAGCCCTGCCGTTCTCACAGAGTTCGCATTCGGATCGTGGTCTTATCGCGGCTTCGGGTCTGGCTACGGCGGCGTTCAAATGTATCTCGGGGACGACACCTCGGGAGCACTGGCAAACATGAAGTGCGCCGCCGTCGTCGTGGACGACGACACCGTGCTCGTGTTCGGGACCGGGCACGCTGGCGGTGGCGGGCTTCCCGTGTTCTACGCCTATGAGTTGACTCTAAGCGCGGGCTCTGGCAGTCAGC